TTTTGGTGGAGTGTGGAGGGTTCGGCCCGAGTACACAGAGGAGGAGTGGGAGTTGCTTTGCGAGCGGAAGGCGTCTAAGGGGATGCCCCAAGATTACTTCCCAAGCATGGATAATTTGCGCAAGCACTTTATTCCCTCGAAAGAGGTTCCTGTTCCTAGTGTAGACGTGACGAAATTTAGGACGACCCAGAAGGTGGTCTCGATGGATCTGACGCAGAAGTTCATGGAGCTGAACGAGCTTCCCTTCCCATGCTATACCCAGAGAGGGATAAGCATGGGTCTGGGTCTCGGTTGGCCACTGCTCAGTTACATTGGGGAGACTGCTCAAGCCTACGAACTCGAAGAGAGTGCTCAGAGTTACGTAGAGACTCATCCTGAGGTCCTAAGCTCAATCACGGATTACGGCTTTAGAAGAGACATTCGGTCTCTCGTGTTCTGTCCTGCCCGTTTTCCTACGCCAAAAGTTGGAGATGACGCTGTACTGGTAGCGAACTACAAGAGGAAAAACCCCGCCTATGAAGTAATGGGTTTAGAGGAGTCGGAGGGTAAGGTGTACAAGAGTTCAAAGCGGTGTTTGTTGAGAGAACTCGTGTATGAGGAGAGAGAAGCTGATGAGTCGGATAAGTTCTTGGTTCTTAATCCTATTCGGCCAATTCGAGCCATATCATCAACGGGTAACGTAATAGATCGTGCCTTGAGGGCAACCCGTTTTCCTGCTGCAGTTCAGAGCCATGTGCTCCCGCACTTCATTGCCACTCTGGACAATTACGGAGTGCCGATTAAGTTTGCGCAGAGGAAAGCCTATCAAGAGATTGGTAGGGATATTTGGAGAGATTTGGTGACGGTAGCTGATTTTGACGGATCAATCCCGGTCCAAGAGGCGAGACCTTTAGAGGCCCCTCTTGTCCCGAGAACTCATGAGCGCCCCTTGTACAAAGAGTCAACTGCACGCAGCTGGATTCTGAAGGAGGTACACAAGCCTGATTCCCCTGGTCCCGTGAAGATTAGGGAGGTGCTATCAGCGGCTGCGCAGAAGAGAAATTTCGCAGCCTTAAAGCCACAGTCGCCCTTCATTGAGGTCAAGGCACCATCTGGAGCTGGGCTGGAGCAGTGTGCTCGCCTGGCCTCCGAGAAGTTAGCCCTCAACTGGAAGGAGTGGAGCCCACATCCGATCTTTAAAGAAAGATTATTCGAAGGGTTCACTGCGCATTTCTGGGTCCCCGAGGAAAGAAGAAAAACCTACCTGGACGAGTAAAAGAAAGAAAAAAAAAAAAAAAA